AAATGTACCAACTGGCCAAGCAATCGCTATTGATTCGGTGGATTTCATCTACCAAGGCGGTACTAATTACGCTGGTTCAGTAGATGGATTCATTGCTGGCAATGGCGCACTGACTGTTCAACTCATGGATTTGAATCCAAATACTCTCTTTTCGAGAGCCGATGATGCAAGTCTTGTAGCAAGTGGATCACTAAACATCGACCAATCAAACAATATCGCTTCTCATGTATCGGATCTTTATCCTGATAACTTCGGTCCTACTGCACTCTCTGAGGCTTTCATGGTAGTCAATGACTCTCTATATCTGGTTGGTGGCGTCGATGGTGCTGCTGTTGGTGGTGCTGCTGTTGCAATTACAGCAAGGATCCGTTGCCGAGTCGTTAAATTAGGAACCAAAGACTGGATGGCCCTTGCAATTTCTAGTGTTGCCTCTGATAACTGAGGCGGTATAATGGTCAAAGTCGAAGGCACACTTGATGAGTTGAAGGCTCTCTTTATTGGAGCAGCGCTCGCTGAAGGTAAAAGGCAAGTAAAGAAGGCTGGAAAGAATGTCGTTAAGGCGGGTGTCAAAGGTGCTTCTAAGCGCGTTAAGTCTGCTTGGCAGATTTATATGGCGAATCCGGCGAACCAAATCAAGTTTAAGCGTGGACCTAAGAAAGGAAGACTCGATCTCAAGCGAATGGCAACTGCATATAGGCGCGGACATAAAGCAAGAGGTCGAGGAAGATGAGTGAAGACTCAACTGGTGCTTTAACTGGCCCTCGTTTAATGGTCAAAGAGTTCCAGAATTATAACTGGGAGCAAGCAGTAAGCCCAGCACCTTGGGACGATCCGGGTGCATCAATGAACAACTGGGTACAAGCAGGTGGGGTTCAAGGTTGGATCTCTTCTGAGACTTACTTTGACCTTAGTGGCTATACTCGTGATGACTTGACTACATTCCCTTCGTCAATTTCCGTACAAGAGTCTGGTTCCTTTAGAATCGTGGAGGATACTGGTAGCGTAAGAACAGGTGCAATAGTATTGGACATGATCACGGAAGAAAGGTTTGATGCATCACACGCTCAAAAGTTCTATGACATAGTAACGAATATGTGGTACAATGAAACCGCTCCTGGCTTTAGCCTAGGACCATTGGAGTTTCAGCAAATCATTTACGGTCGCATGAGGATGTTTGGACATGATACAACTGTCTGGACAACTACTCAAGGTAACCTGACATTACTCAATGAAACACAATTCGGATCAGGTTCACCAACTACAGCGGCAAAATTGTGGTGCACCAGAATCGTAATCCCTCTTGGCCAGTTCGTCATCACACCTGCAACCTTCATCATCGTTCCAGCATCGCGATATATCATGTCAGCTACAATAGGTAAGGAAAGTGACCTCACCTTCTTGATGCGACAAAAGAGATCCTATGAATTAGGCACGGCGGATGATTGAATGATTCGCTGGTCCTTTTGGGTCGATGCGTGGGAACATCCTTTCAATACTTGGAGTCGCAAGACTCCTGATGCATTTGTAGAACCATTGCCAGTGGAGATCGCTGCTGATTTGCCATCGATACCGGAACCAGTCATTCCAATGCCGAGTAGGGAATGGAGCACGTATGAATTAGCGGTGATTGGTTATTACAATCGATTTGGTTATGTGGATGTCAAAGCGGATCGTGCGATTATTCAAGATTATCACGAGAGTAGACGGGAAGATTCTACGCGAGATCCACAGTATGCAGATTATCCCGACGCAGTTGATTGGTTCCACGAGGATTATTTCCACGATCCACATGCAATACGAATTGGTCCATACACCGATGAAACAGTACCACAAATTGTGAAGTATATCTAATGAATCAAAAAGAGCAAGATGCCTTCCGCCGAGGATATAACGCGGGAACTCAATTGGCCTCACGATCCTTTGAATCAGGCGAGACTCTTCTCGGTGGAACAATACGCAAGGTAAGAAAGATGAGTCTTAAGACTATTAAAAGACTCATCAATGAATATGGTGTTTAGATCCGCTTGTGCATTAACTCTGCCATTTCTCTATAGGATCTCGCTATTGATTCTAATGCTTCTGCAATTCTTTCCATTACTTCAGGATCGTTCATTCTTTCACCTCGAACGAGTAAGAAACCAAATCGGACCTGGACAGTTTGTATACACTTTTGTGAACAAAGATTGTCCGGTCAGGGCCATAAGTGGACAATCCTGGAATGGCGCGCATTACTCCTGACTTATCACGATAATACAACTTCATTCTTTCACCTTCTTAGGGGCATCTGCGATGACATAGGGCACATAAGGTGTGTCTTGGCGTCTTTCAATGCGCTCACGATCTAATCGTGCCTTCTCCAGTAGTTTTGCACGGACCCACGCACTAAAATTCGGCATTTTCTTTGCTTCTTCAAAGGATGTGGGGCACAATGTGATGAGTTTCTGTCTCATATTTACTGCTGAAGAGTGAATCATATATGTATATTCCCCAAAAAGGCAGGGCATTCTTGCGTAGTTTTAATGTAGTGACGACTGACGATGGGGGTGGTGGCGTAAAGATAAATGGAGGACGGAGCAATGTACAAGCCGGCTTCGCCGTATTCAAGATAGAATCCGTGTACTTTATACACCGAGTTTACTTACGGACACTATGGCAACCGCTAAGACTGGATCCTTTTACCTGACCGAAACCGTAACATTGGCTGCTGCAGCTGCAGATGGCAATCGTGTTCAAGGCACGGTAGATCTAGGAGCGTATGTAAATGTACCAACTGGCCAAGCAATCGCTATTGATTCGGTGGATTTCATCTACCAAGGCGGTACTAATTACGCTGGTTCAGTAGATGGATTCATTGCTGGCAATGGCGCACTGACTGTTCAACTCATGGATTTGAATCCAAATAC